GACCTTGTTTTGGACGCCCTTCCTGCCGACACCGACATTCATGTGACGTTCGTTGCCCCTACTGGCGGTACTCCCGCAGGTATTGGCTTCGTGCAGATCATGGTCGAATGGTACTAGGAGGAAATATGTACGGAAGCAAAGGCGGTCACAAAGACACCGCAAGTGGCAAGATGCCTGACAACGGTCTTTCTGAGAAAGAGCGCGACAACTCCACTCCCGCTAATCTCGGGATGGATAGCCGTGGTCCGAACCAGATGCCGATGGGTGTTGCCAAAGGTAAAGTATCCACTGATCGTGGTTCTTTCAACATGCGGTAAATGAATCGGGGGGCGCAAGCCCCCCTTTTCTATTGGAGGTTATATGGATTACGAAGACAAGAAGATGGACAAAGATGCTTCTCAGTGCGGCTACGTCAACATGGATCAGCCGAACGAGTGGAGCACCGAGCGCAACCAACGTAACAATAATGCGCGTGTAGGTAACAGACCAGAAGTTATTTTAATTGAGAATTCTTCGATCTTTGGCGCTGTTCGCATGCCAATGGACTGATGAACAAAATAGATTGGGACAAACCATACAGCGAGATTGTCGGAGTTATCGAAGATAAACCCGGCGCTAAATACAGCCAGAACAATAACTACTATAAGGCTAACGGCGATTTAATTTCTTTTAGTAAAGACATAGATAAGTCATGGGTTGAAAGCCAGAAAGGTCTATCAGGTAGGAACAACCTTATTAATAAAGCAAAGTCTTTTGGCTTAGAAGTACTTAAGACAGACAGCATTATTGAACTAAAAGAGAAACTAATAAGCCGTTTATGAAAAAAATAATTGTGCCTTTTAAGGAGGTAGAGGATTACTCCTTAGAAGACTTTGGGGGAAAACGTGCTAATAAAACCGTTTGCATTGTCCGTTACGGTGCATTTGGCGACATTATCCAAGCGTCTTCTTTATTCCCAATGTTTAAGAAAGAAGGGTACAGGGTATGTGTGAACGTATCCGAAGCGGGAGAAAAACTTCTTAAATGCAATCCTCATGTAGATGAGTTAATAATCCAGAAGAGTGGGCAGATTTGCAATACCAGACTGGATGACTATTGGGCTGTTATGTCTCAATGCTTTGATAAGTTTGTTCAGTTATCCGAATCTATTGAGCGCACTTTACTTCTTTCGCCTGAAAGGATTGTTGAATCCAAGGGCGAAAAATATAGGGTGGCGGCAAGCGAAGGATACCACTTATCTAAAGAAGAGATACATGAGCGGTGCAACGTTAACTATATAGAGCACACTCACAAACTTGCGGGAGTTCCGTTCGAGCACAATCCCGTGTACTACCCGTCCAGTTCAGAAAAGGAATGGGCAAAAAACGCTAGGCGCAAAATTAAAACAAAGCACGTGGTAATGGTTACTTTGTCTGGCTCCTCAGTACATAAAGTGTGGCCTTGGACTGACGCAATGATGGCATCTATTCTTAAACTAAGGAAGGATGTCTCATTCGTTACTGTTGGTGATCAGGTGTGCCAGATCTTAGAGGTTGGTTGGGAGAAGGAGCCAAGAGTAATTACTCGATCTGGGTTGTGGTCTATCGGGAAAACATTGGCCTTTATAGATCATTGCTCTGCTGTTGTCGGGCCAGAGACAGGGGTTCTTAATGCGGCAAGTACTAAGCCAATGCACAAGACTGTTTTGTTGTCCCACTCTTCCGAAGAAAACTTAACAAAGCATTGGGTAAACACGACCGCGATAACTCCTGCTGATTGTCCTTGTTATCCATGCCATAAGATGCACTTTGGATTTTCAACGTGCAACAGAGACGAAACAACTGGCGGTGCTTTGTGCGCGGCTAACATAGACCCAAGAATTGTGGTGTCTGACATAACGAGAAATCTATGAGTACATATCTTCAACTTTGCCAAGACATGGCTAGAGAGGTGGGAATACCCGGATCTGGCCCCAGTAGCGTTACGCCTACAGCAGAGGAGGAGCAGGATATTGTCCGACAGATTCGTGACGCTGACATTGATATCCAACGTAGATGGTTTAACTGGAATTACTTGTGGACTGAATACAACACCACCACTTCCGCAGGCACTTCTACTATTTCATCGCCATCAGATCTTGGATACTGGAACATTGATTCGGTAGTGTTCGATCCTAACACGGACAACTATCAGCCGCTTGAGTATGTGCAGTGGAACGAGTACAAGGAAAACTACAAGTACGGCTCTATTGATTCTGGCACTCCAGAGATTTTTACAGTTAAGCCAGATGACGTAATAGACCTGTACCCGACGCCAGATACATCCACTGCAATATCTGCTGAATACTGGAAGGCGCCAACGGCATTGGCTAATGATTCTGATGTGTCTCCCATTCCCGCTTCTTTCCACAGAATCATTATATGTAGGGCGAAAGTGTACTATGCAGAGCAGAACGACGCGCCAGAAATTATGTCGTCTGCTGTGTCTGAGTTTAATGATCTGCTAGACAAACTGGAGGCGGCACAACTTCCTAACCAAAGCAACCGAAGGTTCTCAAGAGTTCAGAATCTTGCTAACTACACGGTGTTCACAGAATGATAAGGAATCCGGCTGTATCCGCAGGAACAAAGACATACTACTTCCCGTTTAGGGGAGGCCTTAACATTGTTGACCCAGTGCTTTCTATTGGTCCGGGGGAATGTCTTGCCGCCAAAAACTTTGAGGTAGATATCAGGGGGCGCTACAGCAGAATTGATGGGTATGAAAGGGCTGACGGGCAGACTCTCCCATCAGAGGTTGTTTACTACAGAATTCCTTTTACCATTGGAACAAACTTGTTTGAGCAGTTTGGTTCTGGTTACGGCACTGGATTTTTACTGAACATACCTTCACCCGGCGACATGATAAAGGGCCAAAACACTGGCGCTGTTGGGACCATACTTCAGGTAGAGATAGAAGGAGTAGAAGATGGCGCGAGTGGTGGATCATTTTCAAATGACAATGCACAGGGTTACATTTACTATTCAGTTGTAAGTGGTCAATTTCAGATTGGCGAAACAATAAACATTTTTAACGCAGATAGCGCCTACGGTAGCGCATTTAATGTGGAGTATAAATAATGGCAGATACTAGACGTACTAGAGCATACCTACTGGCAACGAGTTTTCCAGACAATACTGTTGGCTCTATCTCGGCGCAAGACATGCGGGACATGGTTGTCTCTTCAATGGGATCTTACGCCAACATTAACAGCAACTCGGGCGATGGTACCCCTGTGGCACAAGCGGTTGCAAACGCGACTACTGTAACCCTTGATTGGTCGACTGGTAGTTCAGGCGCTAACGGCTCTGATGACACCGATGGCGCTACCTATGGAGCAAGTGCTGACTACGCTAATGATCGTATCCGAATCTACACAAAAGGATTGTTCATGGCACAAATGAATGTCTCTTTCAAGCAAGGGACTGCGGGCAACGTAATTTGGACTTGGTTGCTTGCTACTCAGGCTGATGGTGGATCAGTAGTAGAAAGTAACTTTAAAGTACAAAGACTTCTTGGTTCTACTTCTGAGGCCGCGGCCATTGCTGCTGGCGGCATCATAGATACCACTGGGCATACGACTTACTCTGATCTTCTTGTTCGACTACGTCATGACTCAGGATCATCACAGAACATGCTACTTCAATACGGGCAACTTAATGTAGTTAGGGTTGGCTAATGGGTATCTACGCCAGCGCGTATGCCTATGGCGATCCGGTTCTAAGAGATGCGAACGCGGACGCAAATCTTTTACCAGAGCTTCAAGAACGTATTGAGAACCAACGGAACCTTATTACTATTGTTCCGGGTGAAGGTTCTGTTCTTGGTGTATGGGTATATAATGGCAATATCTATGCATTTAGAAATAAGTCAGGTGGCGCAACTGCTGGCATGTATAAGTCGTCATCTACTGGATGGTCTGAAGTAGAGCTTGGTCAAGCGTTAGATTTTGAAAATACTACATCTTCTGGAGAGCCAACTCCCGGAGATACCGGTACTCCAACAGAAATATCTGGAGCAACTAGCGGGGCCACTGCCAACCTTGCTGGTATTTCATACTATGGTCTGTGGGAAACTGGCGCTAAAGGTACTATGGTATTGACTGACATTAGCGGAGGTTTTGTTGATGGCGAAGACCTTCAAATGTCGTTGCTTAATTTTGACACAGGTACATCTGAGATTGTTGCTGGAGATACAATTACAGGTGCTACCTCTGGTAAAACAGCCGTTGTAACAAGCGTCACTTTATCTTCTGGTACATGGACTGGTGGTACTGCGGCTGGATATTTATCCATTAAAAATAATACTGGAACTTGGACTGATAACGAAAATATTACAGTTCTTGGAACTAACAGGGCGCTAGTTAACGGAGCTGCTGAGCCAAGCAAAGTAACTGTGGCAAAAGCAGACGGAACGATATACGATCAAACTATTAATCCAAATGGTAAATACGAATTTATTAATTATAATTTCAGAGGTGACTCATCTGGAATTACAATGTATGGCGTTAACAGAGTAGACAATGGATTTTCTTACGATGGCACTACTTTTATTAAGATTAAAACTGGAACAGATACTGACACTCCAGAACATGTAAACGCGCACACAAAGCATCTGTTTTATTCTTATCCTAGCGGCTCTATTCAACACTCTAGTATTGGTGCTCCAAATAAATGGAGCGCTATAACAGGCGCTGCAGAGCTTTCTGTTGGTGATGTTGTTACTGGGTTTTCCACAGAAGTTAATGATGTAATGTCTGTATTTACTAAGAACAACACATTTATGTTGTATGGTTCATCCGCAGCTGATTGGGAGTTAAGAAGGTTTCACCAAGGAACTGGTGCTGTTGAGTATACAATCCAAAAGATGGATCAAACATTTTTCTTGGATGATAGAGGAATCACTTCTATCTTTACTGTCCAAGCGTTTGGCGATTTTCAGGCTGCTGTTGCATCAGATGCTATTGATCCATACATGCAGAAAAAGAAATCAAACGCTATTTTATCTGTAAGAGTAAGGGGTAAAAACCAGTACAGACTTTACTTTAATGACAAGACTGGTATATCTATGACCTATATTAACAGGTCTAACCAAGGTATTATGCCATTTACTTTGAAGCACCAGATATCTTCTGTTTGCTCTGCTGAAGATTCTAATGGGTTTGAGGTTCTTTATGGAGGCTTTGATGATGGTTATGTTAGAAAGCTTGATTCTGGTACTAGCTTTGATGGCCAGTCAGTACCATCTTTTATTAGGACTGCTTACCATAACTATGGATCACCACAGGTAAAGAAAAGATTTAGAGATTTAAATTTAGAGGTAAATGCTGACACTGCAACTACGCTTACTATTCAGCCAAGCTTAGATTATGGCGGAACTTTTAATCCAAAGACATCTCCGTCAGCAACAACTTACACTGTTGGTGTAACTGCAGACCAATGGAATGAAGATGACATTTCTAATGATGATACTGGCATTACAGTTGTTGCGACAGAAAGATTAAAAATTAATGGTATTGGCACAAACATGAGTCTTATAATTAAAAACGAATCTATTTATGATAAACCTATCACGTTGCAAGGCGTGGTTGTAAACTATTCTCCAAGAGGAATTAGGCGATGAACATTCCAATGAAGCGAGGCAATACAAGTCTTGCCTATGTTACTAATGAAGAGCGTAAGCTTTTAAGGCGGCGAGATGCTGTTAAAGGTTCACCTGATTCTAAGATTACTCCTCAAGGATTACCTTCATTAAGAGGAGGAGGTGGAGATCTTGCCGCTGATAGGGCAAGAGCTGCTGAGATTAGAGAAAAAGAAAAAGCCTTAAAAGAACTGGGGTTTGAGATTGCTAGGGTATCAGGAGGAGAAGGAGGAGAAACAAAATATGTACACAAAGAAAAAGGATTAAGTGCTGGTTATGTCGGGGCTCCTTCTGATACTCCTGTAGAGTACGGCACTGGAGCTGATGAGATTTTTAAGATACCCGGAATGAAGACTGTTCCAGTAGGGTCTGGATCTACCCCAACTCCTACGCCAACTCCTGCCCCAAGTGCATCAACAGGAGGCGGAGGATCTTCTGGTGTTAGAAAGCCTGCGCCTACGCCGCCTACGCCGCCTCCACCACCTCCTAAAAAAGCTACTCCCCCAAAATCAGATATTGTTGAAGACATAAAAAGTGCAACAATTGATACATCTAAATTACAGCTTCCTGATCTAGAAGAAATTGTACAAGAAGGCGCAAGCTCAGAAGTTTTAGAGAACAGGCTTAAATCTTTGATTAATAAAAACAACCCATTGTTTAGAGCCGCTAGTACCAAAGCATTACAGTCTATGGCTGCTAGGGGGTTGTTTAATAGTTCAATTGCAGAAGAGGCTGTTATGAGCGCAATTTTATCCGTAGCTGTTCCTATTGCACAAAGGGATGCTGATGCTTTTATGCAACAAAGATTAGCTAATCAAAACTACAGCAACGAATTTAAAGCTGCTCAAAACGAAGCATACTATAAATCTTTCTTGTCTAAACTTCAGGGAAGTATTGACATGGCTTTAAAACAGTTAGCGGAAAGATCTGCAAATTGGAGAGCAGTTCTTAGTGCTAGAACATCTATTGCAACTCAACAGGGAATGAGTGCTGATGCTGCTAAGGCTGCGATGGAAAGTATTACACCTCCGGAGTTTTAATTATGGCAATGACAAAGATTAAAACAGTAGGAATTGATAGGGAAACAGGCTTGTCAAGATTAGCTGTTACTCCTAAAAAGAAAAGCAGGATGAAAAAGATTGTTCCAGCTATTGTAGCAACAGCTGCTCTTGCTGCTGGAGTTGGGGCTTTTGGTGGAACTTCATCTGCCGGTGGCGGCGGTTTTTTAAAGGGCCTTAAATCTTTATTTGGTTTTGGTGGTAAGTCTGCTGCAGGAACTATTGCAACTTCTGCTATGGACAGCGTTAAAGGCCCACCAAGCTGGCTTACTGGTACTGCTTCAAAGTCATTTAGTCTTGGCTCTATATTTGATGGAGTTAGCAAAGCTGCGTCTTGGACTTTTGGAAAAATAAAAGGAATGGATGCAATGGATCTTTACATTGGAGGAAAAGCCCTTGAGGTAGCTGGGAATCTTCTTTCTGATGATGAGGATTTTAGCCAACAAAATTTTGAAGCTCAACTTGAATTTGATTACGAAGAATTAAGAATTAAAGAAGAAATAGCAATGGCTGAAATTGCAGCTAAAAATAGGGCAAACGCTTTGTCTGGAACTTATATGGGCTTTACCAGCCCTACTGTTGCAAATGCTGAAGGGGTTACTACTGAGCAAGGATACACTCCACCTAGAATGCCATCTCCTCCTACTGGTGGTGGTGGACTTTTATCTTAAGGAATTAATATGGTTAAAGATCAAGCAAGAGCAATGCCAATGCCTGCAGGAGCCCCTGTTAAATCAGGTGATCAAGATCCTGCTATCGAAGAAGCATCAGAGCAAGAAGTTGCACAAGCTAGAGGTGTTGTATTAAAAATTGTTGATTACATTTACTCTGATGGAGTAGCGGACATTCTTCAGCAGATTAGCAATGGAAGCGCTCAAAAATTAGGAGAAGTTGCTGGTAACTTAGTTACTAATGAGATTGCTCTTGAAGAGGAGGATGGTAACGATATTGATCGCGGTATTGAAATTGAAATTATGGCTGAGATTGTTCATGAGATTATGGATTTAGCCGAAAGCAAGGGTGTTATTGATTTTGCAAACGAGCAGAAAGAACAGGCTTTTGCAGGAGAAGCTTTAACATATGCAATCAATGCAGCAGTTGAGTCAAATGATCCTCAAGTTACAGAGGAATCTTTAATGAACATGCTTACCGGAGCGCTTGGCGGAGTGCCACAACCTCAACCAGCTGGCGGAATGCTAGCCCCAATGGAGGCAACTGATGGCAATTAAAAAGTTGGGAGGTTTGTTAAGTGCAGTTGGCACTGGAATGCAAGAAATTGCCCCTGTTGTGGCAGCAAAAGAAGCCGCTTTAAAAGAAGAAGAAAGATATCAAGCTGGTATTGAAAGCGCTGCTCTAATTAGACAGGAAGATAAATACAAATTTTTGTATGAGCAATTAGGAAAAAAATCTAGTGACTGGATAAAATTATTAGAGACTGATCCAATGAAAGGATCTCTTGATCCTCAAACAAAACAACAAGTGCTGACTACGTTAGCCTCTATTGATGATGCTCAAGCAATCTTAGGTGCTTTTTATATTGGTTCTTCAAATGTTACAAGACAACAAGCTGCTGAGGCAGCTGAGAAAGCTCTTGAGGCAGTAGCGAGTTTAAATGCAATAAAAAAATCTGACACTCCTGATGCATTGTTTAAAGGGGATAGTTACAAAACTCCTCCCGGTGGTATTAACAAAGAACAGATGCAGAGAGATGCTGTTGCAGCAGCAAAAGAAACCGCTGAAGAATTTTTTAACAGCCCATTGGGTAAATTAGCAAAAGATAAAGTGATAAAGATTGCTGACGGCGTTATTAAATCTCTTCCTGACGATATTAAACAAGAAATAAAAGAGGCAATTATTGCAATTGCCGGAGGAGAGGAAGCATTAGAAGGAAGAATCGGTAGTTTAATAGGTAGCGGTACACCAGAGGGAACTATATTTGAAGGTGATGTAGGACAAGCAGAGCAACTGATGATGGAGGGTGGTCTGTTGGGTGGAAGCAGTATTGCTACTACTGAACCAGCATCAGAAACTGTTACCTTTGAAGATCCTTTTAGCGAGGAAGCTGTTAACTACAGGCTTTCTCAGCAACCTTGGAATGATCCAAATGTTATGGAAATGGGCTCCGTAGACGTGTACCCAACAAACATACCAAAAGAATCTGAAGATATTGAGATTAAAAAATCAGGACTTATTAGGGAGCTTGCACCTCTTGTTAAAGCTGCCGAATCTAATGTTAATGGATACAACGCTGTTGCAGGTAGTACGAAGGGGGACTCTGAGTTAACAAACATGACTATTAAACAGATCAGAGAAAAATACGGAGACAAGGCTGTTGGTGTTGGTCAGTTTAAATATGGCGTATTTATTAGACCAATTGCAGAAAAATATCTTGGCATGACAGCTGATCAATTAGATAATATCGTATTTAATAAAACATTCCAAGACCAGCTGATTGCGCTAGCAGCAGAAGATGCTGGAATTACTCAGTTCTTAAAAGGACAGATCAGCAATGCAGAGTTTCAAAAAAGGTTTGCCAATATCTTTAGGGGTATGGGCGCTTCAAAAACATCTAAACCCGGAGATACAGTTGATAAATATGGTAACAAAGTCAGAACAGGCGGCGGCTTAATCAACGAAGTATTGAAGGAATATTAATGGCTACTCAACCAGATGTACAAGCTTTACTAGGTAGTATCACAGACACCTACAGACCTCAATCTCCTAGCGCTGTGTCGCAACCTACGGAGACTGCTGCTTCTTCAAGTGATTGGACGTTTACTGGGGCTGCTGGTGATTTTGTATCTACTCTTTCATCTATTGTTGGCAATCTATCCGGCGCTGCTGGAACTGTGTTTGAGTGGATAGATGATGACGCTGATGATTCTGATTGGCAGTCAACTGGCGCTTCTATTTTTAGGACTGCCCAAGATATTTTGATGGGTGTATCAAAAGCAACAGAATCTGATCGTATCAAAGTAACTGGTGATGAAGTATTTGAGGGTCTAAAGAATGGGGACTTTATGCCCTCATTGCTTTTTGTAAGAGACCAATTTCCTAACGCTGCCGCGTACTTGCTTTCTGCTATTCCAGCAATGGGCGCTCCTCTTCTTGTTTCTGAGACAGAAAGAACGCTTAATGAAAGAATGGCGAATAAGGGCCTTACAAATAATGAGGCGAGCCCTTTAGATGTTGCCGCTGCAGCTACTAGCGCTGTTATAAACGTTGCTGCTGAGCGATTGCCATTTCTTGCGCCATCTAAAAAACTTGCAGATGCAGGCCTTTTAAAGGTTTCATTAAATGCCATTAAGAGAGATCTTGGATGGGAGGCTGCAGGCGGAGCATCAGAGGAAATTCTTACTAAGATAGGAACTGACGCTAAGCTTACTGCTGAGGACATTGGCAAGCAAGCTTTCTTGGAAGTTCTTGGCGGTCTTGGAACTACTGGCTTTACCGTTACCGGTCAAGCAGTTCAACACTCAAATAGACAGTCAGCTAAAAGAGCATTAGAAACAAGAAAGGATGAGATTGTTGCAACTCTGGAGCAGGAACTAGAAAACGCTCCAAATAGAATTGCAAAGATAAGAATTAATCGTGAGATAAAAAAGGTCAAGAACGCAAAGAACTTGACGAAGCTTAATGTTGCTTACCCAACCGTTTCTCCTGACGTTGTTGAAACTCCAGAAACTGCTGGCCAGTTAGGAGAAGAGGTTGATGTAGACACCACTCCAACACAAGAGGGAGAGGGAGTAAGGGATCAAGAAGGAAATATTGTTACTCCTGTAGAAGGGGGACCTTCTCAGATAGAGGTTCCTGCATTTGGCATATTGGAAAATGTTGATCCAAATAATCTACCTCCGGGCGTTACTATTAAAGATGGAAAGCTTACCATTGAAATAGGCGGAGGAAGAACTGAGCCAACTCTTGAGGAAGAAACATCAAGAACTATTGCAGAACGAGCAGATGCTGGGCTTGAAGCAGCTGGACAAGCTGGTGAAGAAGTAGATGTAGACGCTCAAACTTCTATGCCAGAAATACTTCCTCGCAGAGATGATGCTTCAGGTGTATTTGTAGGAGAGCAGCCAATAGAAGGCGAATACGATATGCCTCAAGCTGCCCCACAGCCAGAGCCTTTGATGCCAAGAATGTCCAGAATTCTTGAGCAAGGCAGGCAGCGAAGAGCTGAAGAGCAAGCAAGAATTGATCAGGCCCGTGGAGTTGAAATGCCTACCATTGCGGGAGAGCAGAGAGCACAAGAGCGTGCTAGAGCTGCTGCTGCAACTGAAGAAGACATTGCTCTTACTGAAGAAATAAGACGACGTGCAGATGAAGGGGCTAAGTCTGAAGAGCCAGTAATTAAAACTGGTCTTGGTCCAACTACTCTTACCAATGCAGATGTTGAAGTTGGTGGTGAGGCGGTGCAAAGGGCGAGGCGTAAGGCTCAGGGCGTACCAGAAACAGCGCAAGATGTTGACATGCTTAATGAGGCTAGGGCAGCACAGGAGAGAGCAAGACGTAGAGCGCAGGGAATTCCAGAAGCCTCACCTTCTCCAACATTGGAAGACTTGAGAGCTTTTGAGCAAGAAAGACTTGCAAGAATGGAGGCTGAGCAAGCAGACGCTGCCAAACAACAAGCAGAACAGGAGCGTACTAGGCGTGAAATTGATGATCGTCAAGCTGCTCGTGAGGCAGAATCCCAAGCAAGACAAGTCGAGATTAACAAGCTGGAGGCAGAAGATAGGGCTTACAGATTCATTACTCCATATTTAAATGTGGATGACGATACTCCTATTAGAACCATCAAAGCAATGTCTGAGTCAGAGGCTGAGTCCGTTGGGAGAGAGCTTGGTCCGGAAGCTAGAAGCTTATTTAGAAAAGAAGTAGACAGCAGAATCAAAGATCTTAGGGCTGAGCGCGAAGCAGATGCAAGAGAGCGTGCTGCAGCAGAGCCCAAGGTTAAAGCAACTACAAAACCTGCGCCTGCTCCTGAGACGAAACCAGAGGCCGCTCAAGAGGAGACAGAGGAGGGCGCTACCACATCCCCAACTAAACCTAAAAAAGCTGCTGAGGAGGCTCCTGTTAAGCCTGAGAAGAAGAAAACAACAGAGGCTAAAAGGGAGACAAAAAAGGCAGAAGAAAAAGCAGTTGAACCAAAGTCTAAACCAGAGGTTGAACAAGAGGCTGAGCCTGCTAAAGAACCATCTAAACGACAGAAAGATAGAGCTGTTGTATGGAGAGAGAAGAAAGATGGGTCTATCTCTGGTACTCTAAATGGATATCCTACTACTATTAGATCAACTGATGCAGAGAATGTGTACAATGTTACTTATCGAGGGGAGACCGTTGAATTTACTGGATCTCTAGATTCTGTAAAAAATGCTGCAATCAGTAGATTTGGATCTGACGCACAAAAAAGCAAGCTAAAATCTGGAGCAGATAAGCAAAAGATAGCTAATCTACAGAAGGAGATAGACGAGCAAAAGGTTTTAATTGAAATTGAAAAGAAAGCCATTGCAGACGTAACTGCTCAGAATTTTGTAGTAAACAAAGCTATTCAGAAAAGAGCTGATGTAATTAGAAACGATTCCCGGCTTAGCAAATTTGCTGATAATTATTTAGAGCAGGCAAGAAGGTACGCTGCAAACAGGACTGTATTAAATACAGGCCAGACAAAACTGACTAATCTTAATGCTGAGCTTTCAAAACTTCAAGGTAAGAAGCCTTCCAAAGGTAAGCAGGTAGAAGAGCCAAAGGAAAGTAAGAGGAAGTACTCTACCCCACAGGAACTTCCTAATATTCCGGGCAAGATGGGAGAGATTAAGAAATTAAATAACCCTCTTGAGAAAGGAAAACCTTACCAAACCTATGTGGATGGAGAGCCATTCAAGGCAAGTACAAATCGACTTAATGCTAGTAATATGCTTAATCGAGCAACTCAGGAAGAGCTTGACAAGATTTACCAGCGAAGAGTTGATAAGGCTTCAAAAGAATCTACTGCCGCTGAGAGAGAAGCATCAAAGATATCTCGCGCAAGAGAAAGATCTGCTATTATAACTTCAAAGCAGGAAGCAAAAGTGTCTTCCGCTGAAGAAAGAAAAGCAGCAATTTTGGCTGAGGCCAAAGATCAAGGCATTGGTAAGTTTGCTGGAAGAGCAAGGATTCCTCAGACTATTCCCGGAAAATCTGGAGATAAGAATAGTAAAGACAAGAGGGATATTGTTCCAAGCGTAAAAACAAACTACCATCTTTCCGAAAGAATGTCTTCGGCTGGGTACGACGTTGCAGTTCAATACAAAGGAAAGGGAATAGAGATTGTTTACTTTAGTGCTGCTGATCTTAATGATGCCAGAAGGATCTCAGATTCTGTTCAACAACAGCCGTTTTTATTCTATGATTACATTACTAGTCAGATAGAAAACGACAAGGCGGTTCTTGCTCCTGTTGATGTTGTAGATAATGCCAATGAAATATTGGCAGCACAGAGAAGAATTGATCGTATCAATGATAAGAGCAAGAAAGATAAGAAGCCTCTTACTAGTGAGCAGAAAGCTACAATAGCTGACGCCAAAAAAGAGATTAAAAATCTTCAATCAAAAGCACAGATTAAATACGCTATGGTTCCATCAAATCCAGATGAATCATTGCAAGATTGGTTTGAGCTTTTGCTTGATAAGGGTGTACTAGAGTCTGCATTTATAGATAATATTTCTGGTGAAGATGTTGCAGATGTTGCTTCCAAAGCGATAAAATCAAGTGAAGCAGATGCTCAGCGTGAAGAGGCAGAAGAAGAGGAGCTTTTCTTAAAAGATAGATACAGCGAAACAGATGACGCAGAAATATTAGACGCTGCAGCAAGAGTTGATGAGTTAAAAAAAAAAGAAATAGCTGAAGTCTTTGCTGAAGAAAAAGATGTAGTAGAAGATATTCAATCTCTTTCTGATCAGTTTCTCGATGACTACACAGTGATGATGGATATGTGGGAGTCAGGAGAAAAAGATACAGTACTTCTAACACTAAACAACACCAAGAAAAATGGTGGCATGTCCCTTGGCGACCTTAAAAAGCTTGCCGAATCTATAGAGTCTCAGGAAAGTTCTTTCCAATTATACCCAGATAAATTTTTTAAATCAAAAGAAGGCGTTGATTATAGGGATAAAAAGAAAAAGCCTAGCAAGGCTACATATGTTCTTGCTATAACTGAATGGCTGAACTCAGACCAAGAGATTGATACATCTTACATAGAAGATGAATCTAACTTTATAGTTGATGATGATGACCTTGGTTGGGGTGACTCTAACATAAAAGAGTCAAGATCTGCAGCGCCAGAAAAAGGATTTGAATCTCCAGTTCTTGCAAGCAACGCCTTAATGTCAGAGATGAATGACATCTGGGGAAGCAAAGCTACTAAGCGAATGATTGATATTGGCTTTATAAAGCTGATGACTTACAACCAAGTCGTATCTTCTTCTCAAAGATACAAGAATATCAAGAAAGAAACTAATGCTTTTGTTGATGCTCAAAACGGAAGTGTTGTATTTATTATCGACAACATAGCTAATAATACAAACGATGTTAGAGGCTTGATACTACATGAGCTTGGAGTTCATTACGGTAAAAATATTTTATCTGATAGAGAGTTTGCTCAGGTACTAGACCAGATATATAAACTGCATAGGTCTGGAGATGATGTAGTTGTTGATGCAGTAAATGCTGTTCTTGATAATTACTATGGCAAGAGAATACCTTTATCTGAATTAAAGATTGGCGCTCCTGCAAGAAACATTGGAGAGTTTGATCGGTGGGTAAGAAATGAAGACAACTCTTCATTCTGGGAGGAGGTTCTTGCTCATGTTATTCAGTTTAAAGCTGCCGATATAAAGCCATCTTTGTGGAATAAAATTACAAAAGCCTTTAATAGATTCTTTGCAAAGATATTAAAACCTTTTGATCCAAATGCAAAACCAGAAGTATCCGTTGATGATATTGTTTCTCTTGTTCAGTATTCTGTAGGAAGAGTTCCAGCTCATGCTTTAAGAACTTATGAGGGAGCAGCAAAAGATCGTCTTGCAGTTATAAGAAGAAACAAATTTTTAAAAGATTCAAAGGTAAAAGATATTGTTTATCATGGATCTTTAGTTAACTTTACTGCTCCAGTTTTTGAAAAAACTGAGCTTGGTCTTCACGTTGGTACTAGGCAAGCAGCTGCAGAAAGATTAGAGTCTATAGCTGAAGGTCAATTCCTGCCTAGAAGCGATCAAGAAGTTATGTACTCTGGCTATGCAAGTATTAAAAATCCTTTAGAGATGGCAGACTTGGGAGCATTTGATAATCCGTTTGCTTGGATTAGAGAGGTACTTTTAGAAGATGCTAGCAAAAATGATACCCTTAATAAAATATTAGAGGTTGCTTATTCTATTGCCAAGGGCGAGAAAAAACTTTCAACAACTGTATCAGAAGCACAAAGAAAATCTTTTGCCAAAAAGGTAAGGAATATTTTATTAGAAGACGGCTACGACTCAATTAAATATACAAATGAAAAAGAAGATTATGGATCTAGTAGCTACATTCTTTTAAATGACGGCCAATTTAAAAGTGAGCAGGCTATTCTTTATGATGACAAAGCTGTTAGTATATTTGAAAGCAGAGGTAAAAGAATCATAGGAGATGCAGTGCAAAATACTCAGGCTGCTGAGAAAGGCAGAAGTATTATGCAAAGTTCATTCAAGGCTATTCAGAAATACATTGAGCCTTTGATGACTGTTAATGAGTATAAAGTTCTAGAAGAAGCAAGGATGTTGATGAAGGGTGAGAAGGAAAAGTATGCAAATCTTGGAAGAGTTTTAAATGACGTTCTTAGAAATGCTAAAACTCCTGCAGAAAAAAGAGCCTTGCAAGAATTCTTTGAGACTAGGGACGCATCTCCTGATCGTATTTCAAACAAAAAAATATCATACGCTCCATTTG